GTTTGTCCGTTGGCTCCGGTTGGTCCGGCAATACCTTGTTCTCCTTTAGGACCTTGCGAGCCTTTCAACTGTACCCACTTATATGAAGTATATCCGGTTGGAGCGGTCGCGCTTGTTGTTACCGCTGTACCGATATAAGTGTTCGGAGTGTCAGACATCGGATTACCGTTCGCATTAGCGGAGTACTTTACGTGAAAATACTGTGATGTGCCGGGAATACCTTGCGATCCGGTCGGTCCTGTATCACCTTTGTCACCTTTTGCCCCGGTTGCACCTGTATCACCCTTGTCGCCTTTATCTCCTTTGTCGCCCTTGACTTTCGTCCAGGTATAAGCGGAAAACGTATTGCTGTCTGCCGCCGTGAAGTCAGTGTATTGTCCGATATATGCGCCCGGCGTCTCACCGTTGTTAGCGGTAAACGTCGTACCGTTGTCCGAGTACTTGATGTGTAAGTAGGAAGTTTGTCCGTTGGCTCCGGTTGGTCCGGCAATACCTTGTTCTCCTTTAGGACCTTGCGAGCCTTTCAACTGTACCCACTTATATGAAGTATATCCGGTCGGAGCGGCCGCACTTGTTGTAACTGCTGTACCGATGTAGGTATTAGGGGTATCACTCATAGGATTGCCGTTCGCATTAGCGGAATACTTCACATGAAAGAATTGTGACGTGCCGGGAATACCCTGCGATCCTGTCGGTCCCGTTTCACCTTTGTCACCTTTAGCCCCAGTTGCCCCATCTATTGCACCAATACGAACAGTAGTCCATGAAACGGGAGACGTAGCCGGAGGGATAACAATACCCGTGCGCATCCACAAATATTCGTTTGTACCACAGGCGGGCGGAGTTTTACTCCACCCACTTGTAGGCGCAACCGTGCCAGATGTAGACTTTGCGAACTCCTGCGCGGGATATTGCCCGTCCTTCGTTACGCTAATCGTTATTTGTCCTCTTGCTACTATCATACTATTATTTTAGTGATAATTCAACTACAAACGTCGCTTTTACATCGACTTCGGCAGCAGTGACGGTAATGGTCTTTCCAGTCTTTACACCGGAAGTTCCCCAAGCCGTATCTTGTGTACCATCCTTATTGTACTTCTTCCAAGAAAATACAAATTTGGTATCAGCAGCACTGTCGGTGAATGCTTCCCCATTTTGCCATACTTTGGCATTGATAGTCGTACTTCCTTGGCCATTTACTAACTTATCCCCCGTTGTAGAGGAGACTTCCACTATATACGGATCGGAAAGATCGGAGAACGAAATAATATCGCTCACTGTTGTGTTGTAGGTTCCGGATGCTGTATCGGTATCCTTGATCTCACATTTGAAAGACTCGAAATTTAAGACAGCACTTGCCGGGATGGTGATCTCATTAGTTGTTGTACCCGTAATACCGTATGAGTTGGAAGCTGCCAAAGATTCCCAGGTACCATCAGATTTCAATTTAAACCATTGATATGCAACCTTATCAGCATCAATACTACTACCTCGCCACATGTCACAATGCGCTTTTAAAGTTGAAGACTGATCGTTTTTGAAAACATTACCAGCAGGAGCATACGCAATAGCACAAATAAGCTGCCCGGCATTTTCAGTTTTAGTGTAGTTGATGACTGCTTTGACAGGAGTTTCTAACTTCGTATCCGGATCAACGTAAATACCGGAGCATTCAACCTTCATCTGCGATACAGATGTCATATTGTTCTTAAGCGTCAACGCATACGGCGCAGTAGCGGCAACAGTACCACCGAATGCAGTGATTGCACCTCCATTCACTGTATAGGTAGGAGCAGCTTTTAAACGACTGATTACGTTTGTTGTCGTTCCGGATACATACATTTCAGGGGTAATGACAAGGAAAGGAGAAGCCGTATAGTTCGGTACATAGGTGCTGTTTTCCTTGTTAAAGATTTGCGTTAAAGGCTGATTAGAGCCTAGATACATGTTCATTGATTTTGCGTCGTTCAAATCGACGATGGTAATTTGACCTCTTGCGATTGGCATAATTTTGATTATTAAATTGTTATAACTATTTTACTTGTCACATTTAAAACTAAATTAATTCACTTCTTTAAAGGTAGGGCATTAAAATGTTCAATAAGTTCTTTCACCGTAGCCTTATGAGCAGTAGGAATATCGGTCGCTCCATACCATTTATCTCTATAATCACACAGTTTAAAATCACCTTTGTATTGATAACAGCCAACTGCCTCCCAAATATTGTCATAATCCAAAACGAACCATTGTCCTCTGTCAATATCATCACGAAGTGCAGCAATAGCAAGAAAAAGCTCTTCATTTCCATCGCAATCAATAAGTCCATTATTGACTAAATCATTCAATCCGGAATCGGAGTGCATACAGTCAAAGCTATTGCATGACGTGAAAAGAAAAGGACCTTCCTTTCCGATAGATTCTTTATACCCCAATACCTCCAACTTCTTTCGAAGTTCCTTAGTATTCTTTCTTATAAAACATGGTGTTGTAAATTCCATAAATTTATTTTTTATAGTGAAACAATACAATTAAATGTAGCACGTCCCCAAACATCATCTGGGGTAAGTGTAAGTACATGCCCGTGCCCGACATGCGTCTCATTGAATATTTTATCGGTATCCGAATTATCACTTTCCTTCTCCCACGAAAAGCGAGAAGACGGAACGCTATCTGTTATATCTGTATCTCCTTTTATCACGTAAGCGGTTAAAGTGGTAGCTACAGAACCGTTCTGAAATATATTCCCGTTAGAACTCATTATATTAACTATTATCGCATCTTTGCCTGCTGCTGACTTTTCAAGCCAGTCTGTAGCACCTTCCTCCGGTTCTTGCGTTGTAGGCTTATCTGAAATACATAACCATGACGATCCGTTGTGAGTTACTTCGTCATAGTAATAATAAGCTCCGGCTTTCCACTCTCCCTTAAAACAGGGGACGCGGCTTTCTGTTACTCCATCATCGGAAATCTGTTTGATAACTCCGGTCATATATACATTACGGAGATAGGCTGAATGTCCGGTCATATCAATATCAAACAGTTTTAAGTTAGACAGGTCGCCCAACTGCATAGCGATCATTTCCTTAGTAATCTCCCAATTATTAACACCTGTCAGATAGCGGACATAGCTTTGCGTCGAATAGCTCGATCTTTGTCGCTCTTCGTTCGTGAAGTTTCCATACGCGACGAAGTGCATGGTCTTTTGTGGTGGAAGTATAGTTCCGCTACGAAGTATGTATTTAAAAGTCTTTTCATCAATTTTTTCAGAAATTCGGAAATAAGAGGTATGAAAACCAGTGACCGAATCATTGAATTTTCCTTTGCAGATGTCATCAATCTCTATTTCTGCAAGTTCTCCGGGCTCTAATTTCAAATAGATAATTCTCTCCAGTGGATCTACTTCCTCTATGATGCCCCCGCCAGGTGCATTCCAAGTTTCTCCACTAACTACCGAGATACGATTATATCTAAATTCATCTGATTCCAGGAATCCGCGTATGTGTACAGAGTTAAACTCTGCATCTCCGATAGCCGATATTAACCATCCCAACATTTTGCAGGCATAGTCTGAAGAAGAAATATCTCCTGAAGTAGAAATGTTTCCAGTGAAAGAGGCGGTATTGGCAAGAAGTTCATTTAGCACCTTTATATTATCAGCTTTTACTCCTTTCTCAACTTCAAGTCCTCCTAGCAACTGCAATAAGAAGAGGGTGCTGTCTGGTTGCTTACGACGCAAAAAAGTATCTCCTTCAGCAAAATCTTTCAGTTTTTCATTTAGGAAAGATAGTACTGTTGCGACATGTCGGTTGGAGACACTGTTCTTCAAAATAGCTTTGTCAATGTAGTCTATCAGTTGATCTATGAGATCCTGTTGTGTTGACATATCAATTGAATTGTTTAGTGAATTGTTCGGTATGTATTCGCGGTGATCCTAAATCATCATCAGTGAATGAACCGGTATAACGCTGTTCTGAATCCGCAAAACGTAGAGATAACTTTATACTCTCCGGAACGGTTGCACGGGATGCTCTGGTAAGATTTTCCGCTGTTATATTTACTCTGATATTTCGTCCATCCAGTCCAAGGAGTTTTATGTCGTCAGAAGATAACAGATCAATCAAATGTATCAGTTCGTCATTTGTGCGATATCCGGATTCTACAGTCATAGATTCGCGTCCGGATAACCTTTCCCAGGATTCAACATAATCATCTATGACTTCATCATACTTATTGAATGCATTTTCTTTTTCTGCTTCACGCTTAATACTTCCAATGCCGGTAATTTCGATCAGCTCATAAGAACCGTATGAATTAAGAAATTGTAAGAGATACCTTTCTCTACTTATTGTTCCGGGAGTAATTACGATCGTGCAGGATTTAGTTTCTCCTACATAGATATCAAATATGGAGGCAAGAATATGGTGAGTATCGAAAAGTTGCTTCCGAAGACGATATAAGTTGAGTGCAACCGGTTGTCCGGCTACTCCGATTAGGGCGGTCTCCATTCCGTTTGCAATTACTCTTAGTATACCACCATCAGGATAGATGAAGGAGAGCGGAAGTAGTTCCGTTTCCCGGATTGTAATAAGTCTTTCGGAAGTACGGGTTGTTTGGAAGAAATTACCGTCCGGATTCATCAATTTCCAGATAAACACATTCTTATTTTCATCATTGAGATGACGTAACATTCTTTTGCTTACTCCGCCAATAAATACTTTCAGGGAGATCGTTAGATTATTTTTTTCACTATTGGAAACATTGATAGTAACATTACGAGAACAACCTTCTGCCTGTAGCAGAACTTCTTCCGATTCATTATATAATTGGGCCGGTTGTACTATATCAGCAAGTATATCCTGAATAAAAACAAAGAAGTTGCCTTCTCCGCTGCCGGTGAATATTGTTTGTTCTCCTACTAAAATGGTATAAGTTGCCAGAGAACTGCTGTTGATCGACAACTTGATTGGATTGCCGGTCAATGCCATATTGGCGGGCGATATGTTTGCAGTCAAACTCATTTTACTAGATAATTAGGTGAGATAATTTGTTCTTGTACCAGATAATTACAGGTACAATAGTCATACAGGAATTCTTCTCTATCAGCGGTTGGGTGAGAGAGAAAAAGAAAGAGGTCATCAAACGTAATAGATGCATTTTTCATATATTCCTGATAAGTGATGAGCATCTTTTCAATATCATTTGATTGAATAGTTGATATTACTGTTTCTGATGTATTCATATTGCAAAATTGTATGTTATATTGCGGGATATAAAGGACATTTTATAATAACTCTGCACGCAATGATTGGTCATATTGCAGGTCATAATGTACTCCTCCTCTCGAATTACTAATCTCATAATGGAGGTGTCCATCGGGCGTTGTACCGAGGTAATACCTAATCCGGTAATATAGATCGAAACTATAATTGACTTTCCTTATAAAATACTCCTTTTTATTATTGTAATCTTCTTCAGTAGGTACTGAAAGAGGGACTTTAATATCCACTGTATCAGTAGAAACATTCTTATATTGTAGGTCATATAAGCTATTCCCATCTCTATTCGCTTCGTCTCTCCAGGCATCTTTTTGTGGTTTTACGGCAGCTTCTACAACTGAATTCTTGTTATCAAATAACGCCCACTTATATTTTTGATCGACGATGGGGACGGTTTGTTCTTCTTTCAGATTATATGGTTTGAGTAATTTGGTTGTACGCAATTTGACTGTTGCCGGGAATGAAGAACTTTTGGGTAACGTATAACGTATGGTATCAGGCAACATTCGTTGACCATCAAGTAAAATAGGAGAGGAGAAATCTGGATTCATACATTGTTGAGCCGATAGATGCATATCCGTTTCTATGAGATGATTGGCGTGGCGAAGAATAGCGTCATATTCCTTCCAGAAATGATTGAACAGTCCATATTTGCCAACAAATAAAAGAGAAATTTCGCAGGCTTTTCCATTTTGTTTGTTTAATACCGGTTCTCCGAAAATATCCAGACAAATTTGTGAACCATAAGTAACTCGGTCTCTTGTATCGAAGAAAGAAAAGCAAAATGCCAAAGGGGTTTGGTAGTTTAAGTTTTCTGATAATTCAACATCGGAACTAGAAATTGTAGTGTATCGATGTACTTTACCGAACAGATAGTAAGGAACTCGTATATATTTATATATGTTTCCTTTAAAACGCTCCGTTGCGGAAGGCAAAAATTCATCAATAGAGGTAATCTCTTTATATGCCATATCAGCTCCACGATCCCAGGGGAAGAAATCCGTTGACACTAATTCTGAACGTCCGGTTATGTTATCTGTTTTATAGTATAATCCGCTCTCTGTAGAATAAGTGAGATATCCATTTGCTTTAGTGGTAACAATATAATGATATGGCTTTAAGAATTTATCCAGTGAATCAGCGGCAGGAGCTGCCGTCCATCTTGGATCTTCCCCCCGTACGTTTGTTGCAGCTGATAATTTTAATTGCTGTGGGGCTTCAAAATTGATAATTGGTTTGGACGCTTTTTGTAGCGTCCAATCAGAAGTAGTTTTGGAATTAAGGATATCACGAATGAATTTAAGTCTGACCTTACGGGTATTTCCATCTACAAAGTAAAGTAATCCAAAACGGCACCATAAGGCTTGCATGAATTCATTGATTGTGCAGTCAGGCATGAGATCAGCATATTTTAGTTCTCCTTTTACACAGCAGTCGGCTGCATTATTAAGAACAACCAATTGACCGAGCTGGTGGTGGTTAGTAAATGGGTTCTCCGTGACAGTATATCCGTAGGTTGAGAATATAGCTTCTAATATATAGCTGACTTTTATAAAAGGAACTATTCCATATCCTTCAGGAAGCGATACTTCCACGGGTTCTCCATTGATGAAAAAAGTTTCCGTCCGTGCTTTCCACCAATATCCATCACGATAATTATTTATATATTCTGCATAATCTGTAACTGTATCATTATCTTTCTTACGATTGCAAGATACAGCCACAGGAAACAGACAGAAAGGAGAATCATCCTTTTGACTATTCTCTATAATATAAGGTAGTAATTCCGAGACTCCTCCTTCAGGACGAATAACAGGAAGGGTGATGGACTGCAAAGAAACATCTTCCCATATACTGTATAATTCAGATTCTCCAAACCCTACATTAAAAGTTATTCCATCATTCTCTGAAGCTTTTGTCGTATTCATTTTACCCACTCGATGGTAAACTCCGTCACTGATGGTCACGCGTTCATCAGCAATAGGGGCGCTGTCAATATCAGTTCTGTTAATGTAATTGTTGAGACGTAGATTATTTCTGGTACCAGGTATGGTAGCGGCAATAGATTGGGATCCCCGTTCGTTGTAAATGGGAGAGCTGTCTTCTATTTCTGTACTGAAGTCTTTCGGCAGATCAAAAGTACCGGATGTGTTTGATATTCTTAGTGCCATAATAATTCTTATTTGGTTGAGCGGGTAAATGGTTTCTTGGATTTTTCATCTAGTTCTTCAGCATTTCGTATATCTCGTAGGGATACGTATGCTTTTAGATTCTTGAGGGTATTAATCAGCATCCCGATTTCTTTTATGAGTTTTTCTAGTTCGGTTGCTGATGTATCAGTTTCAGGAATTTCCTGGTTATTTCGGACAGGAGTATCTATTGCTGCGTAATTACCTGAAGCTCGTTGGGGCACATGACCTTTACGGGCATCTTCAATCGCATTTAGTACCAAAGGATAATTTATATGTTTTTGTAACCGTGATAAGTCCTCGGCGTTAATGATTAATTCTGCACCATTCTCTGAAACTAGAGAAGTGTGTCGAACGATTCCGGTTTGTGCAGCCCCAATATAAGGTATGTCCTGATAGTTCTTGCCGTCATCTTTCCCGATGACATCATACCGGCCGGATGCCCATTGGGATACGCTGACGGTTGCTCGTTTGGGAGCGTCGGTCGAAGACGTGTCGGAGTCGGAAGATCCGGACGAGTGTTTGCCGCTAACCATTCCTTTCAGAGCACTTTTTGCAGTTGCAAGTGCTGCCATAATCAAGCCGGTGAGAATGGCTGCACGAGCTGCACCGGAAGCTCCGAATGATGCAACGGAATCCGGCATAGCCATTGCTTCAGCTGTAGATCTGGCCACGGCACCGGTGGCAGTGGCTGTAGCTTTTATAATTTCGGCTTCGATGATCTTTCCCAGTATATCGAATACGATATCAATCATTGTGTCTGCAAAACCCTGCATTGCATTTTCTTGTCCGGAGATAATGTTCCCCATTGCTGAACCAAGTGCTGAACCATACTGTTTGTATGTTTGCAGACGTTCCTGATATTGTTGTTGTTCTTTCTTGGTTTGTGCTGCTGTCTTCTTTTGTTCAGCATCTTTTGCTTTGGCATGTGAGGTCTGTTCTTCCTTCATGCATTTTATTTTGAAATCAAGAAGTTGTTTCTCAACTTGTTTTCGTTGTTCGGCGTTTAAACCGGCAATGGAAAGCATTCGTTCAAGATGCATGATGGTAAGTTGTTCCATAGCATCATTATAGGCTGTTTCGGAGCTTAGATTCTCATCTTTGCCGGAGGCATACAGTTCTTTTAAATCCTGTTGTTGCTTTTCATATTGAGTTGTTTCTTCGTCAAGTAGCTGTTGAGTGTGGTCTTTCTGCATTTTTAACTTCAGATCATTAATCTGATTTTGGATTTCGGCACCTTCCTTGGATTTGGATCCAGCAACTTTAAGGGACCGTTCCAGGTATTCCATCTGCAGACATTCCATTTCTTTCTGAAATTGCTTTTCTGTCTTCAGAGTTTCATCATTACCCTCCAGAAACATTTCTTTCAGTATGGCTTGCTTTTGGGTATATAGTTTTTTTTCTTCTTCAAGTTGTTTTTTTCGCTTCTTTTCGGATTCTTTTTCATCCTCGCTTGTCTTATTTCCTTCCGGTTTATCTCCGGTAACAACAGTTTCAGGGAGAAGATTATTATTGATACGGTTTAGAAAAGGGCGGAATTTAGCTTCGGTTTGAGCAATCTTTTTTTCCATATCATATACACTTTTAATATAGTCTTCTATATATTCTCCCATTTCATCGCTAAGTGCTTGCCCTTTGAAATACTTGCGACTGATGTTGTGATAGGCTTGTCCCCAAGCCTGTTGCCATTTCATGCCAGCTTTTTGGAATTCCGAGGTTGTTTGTTTCAGATCGTCAATTACAATATTAGTAAGCTGTCCGTTTCCGAGTGAACTGGCTACTCTGCTACGGATACCCTCAAGTGCTGTTGCCTGTTCTTTTACGGCACTAGTAACGATTTTATCAGTAGCCTCATTTTGTACCTTGAGAGCTATTTGTGTTTGTAAAGAACCGTTTATTCGTTTATAGGCATCATTAATCTCATCAAGTGAGCTTTTCTCGGTGATAAGATGTGGAAGATACTGGCCATAGGTTTCATTAACAGCTTTAATCAGCCGGCGGCGGTTCTCTGTGCCTTCTCCTGCTCTTTTAAGAGCATCAAACAAATTATTGAGCGAACGTTGCTCTTTAAGTAACTCGCTTTGGAATTTTTCTTGTGCCTCCGTTGCTTCTTTGGATCGTTTAGTGAATTGATAGATTGCCATAGCTGCTGTGGCCAATAATGAAATAATGATTCCTATCATATTTCCTTTCATTGTGGCATTGAGTCGCTGCATGGCGGCTGTGGCCATCGTTGTGTTGCCGGCTAATGCATATTTGGCTGCAGATAAAGCTAGAATTGAGGCTAACCTGATCTTACTCCATGTCTCCGCTATTTTGTCGGTTGCAATACTTAATAGTTTTGCATTTTTGAGCTTTGTCTCGTAAAATTCAGTAGCCTTTACAGCTAGGTAGTAAGTTGTAATGGCAGTTGTTAGAGTGATGATTATACCCGAATGTTTGACCATAAACCCAATCAGGTCTATAATTTTTCTGGTCCAGTTTACTGTATCGTTTACTGCACTAATAATTGAAGGATTGAGTTTTTCCATTAACTCCATTCCCATCTCATTCATTTTGTTTTTCGCTTGTGCGAGTTTGGTGGCTGCCGTATCGGATTTGGTAGCTGCCTGTTCCATGGCGACACTGGTGTCGGTGACTGCCTGGGTGTAGTATTTGACTTTTTCAGTTTCGTTGATCAGAACAGAAGCGACGTTATACCCCTCTTCACCAAACATTTTTTTGATTTGTGCTGCAGACAATTGTTTTTTCTGCAGGTTATCCAGTGCAGTCTCCAGTCCTACGATTTTAGGATTCGTATCGTTAGCTCCGGTTTGAAGAGTAAGAAAGAATTTCTTTAGACCGGTACCGGCTATTTCATCTTTGATACCTTTCTCTGCTAAAGTTTCAATAGTTCCGACTAACTGTTCAATGGGGATGTTAGCGGATGAAGCGGCAACACCGGATTTGGTTATTGCATTAGTAACTGATTCAACTGCAGCAGATCCATATTTAGAACCGGCTGCCATGACATTCGCATAACGGGCTGCCTGATCAGCACCATCTCCATATTGATTGAGAGAGAGAGTTACGGCATCCACTGCGTCTTTCAGTGTCATCCCTGAAGCAGATGCTAAGATGAGTGTTTGTTCTGTTACTGCGGCTAGTGCTTCCTTGTTAGATAGTAACTCCGGTTTAGCAGAACCGACCAATTTATAAGCATCAAGAATTTCGGTTGCTGATTGTCGGATCCGGATACCGGAATCACTAATTGTAGTGGAAAGCCGGATTGCTTCTTGTTCCAGCCAATTAATGTCGTCTTTGGAAAGTCCTGTTAATGCTTCGACATCGGCTTTGGCATCTTCACGTTCATTGCGTTTTTCACGAAGTTGGTTCAGCTTTAGTGTTAAGCCTGTCACAGCTGCTATGACGGTGGTGACAACAGCTGCATATTTATTAAACAGTTCCACGGCTTTTCCTATTTAAGGGGGGAGAAACGATGCGTGTCAAAGTTCGGTCGGTCTGAAAATATCTGATTGCTTTGGTTTTCAAAGCGTTAGAACGGGGTAGGAGTGAGCTGGGTGGAAAAACGAAGCGTTTACATCGCTTTACATCGAGCTTACATTTGAACCTTGTTTGAACGCCGTTCAAATGAATCTCTTTACATTAGGAGTGGAGTAGGGGAGAATTCAGGCAGTATGGTATTATTTCACTCCGATGCTTTGCCCAGGCCATACTTCCATATACAAAGATAACCAAATGGTGTAATTTATGCAAGTGGAGTAGGGGAGCGCTTCGCTTCTCTCCTATTTTTATTTATTAAAATTATTCCATATAGCTGATATTTGGTATATTTGCAGTGAAATAAATACTATATATCATGAGTAAAGTTATCCATGTACATTTGATTTTTGCAAAAAAGAACATCTACTTTGGTAGTATATCGGCCATTTTTGAAACTCTGACGGAGAAACAGGTCGGAATCACTAAGAGTAGTCTTTTACATGCTGGACTGGTTGATGACATTGCCAAATACACGAAACGTGCAATGATTATTCAGTCTCGCTTGATAACATGTACCAGAAAGGGATAAAATGCCTTAGAACGCAATTAAAAGCCGCAAAAGCGGCTTTTTTTGCCCTTATAAGTGTCAAACTATGATGGAAGGCTGTATTTATCCGTTTGAACGCTTTGAACGTCTTAAAAAGTGGAAAGGTTATTCACTTGCTTATTCATTTGGTTATTCATTTAAGCTATTACAAAAACGAAATGTTTTGATTGCTTATTCATTTGGTTATTCATTTTTGTGCCTATTTTGTTCTAATAAAACGGGGAAATATCTTTTTTTTATTTGGTATTCATCGGTTTTTATAATATTGTAGGGGGTAAATTGTATATAGATAATATTTATTTACTCCCCTGTATTTTTATATATTCTGCTGTAAAATAGTGATTTAACTGTTTTTACCTCCCTTTCCCCATAAAACACGTTTTAGATGGCATTGGCAACCGTAGAATCGCTTGCATCCGAAACACGCCCCGACTTGTCCTGTTTAAGTTGTGTAATTGTCTGTTTGAGCATCCCTATTTCCTCTGCCATTTCTCGAATGGTGGAGTCTTTTTCCCTTAAAACATCCAGAAGCTCCCTAAAATTATTGTTAGCTGTTTCTGGAGGAGCTGTTTCCGTTACTACTGGTGTAATTTTTTCGGCTTCTATATCTTTTAAAAGAAAGTCGTCGATTGATATTCTAAAAAACTTAGATATTTCACATAACAAACTCAATTTAGGTTCTGTATTACCCAGTTCATAGTTTGACATTGTACCTTTTTTGATGCCCAGAAACTCAAATTCATCTAATTTAAGTCCCCTACTCTCCCTTAGATATCTAAGATTCTTAGAAAAAACGCTCATAAATCTAAATTATTTGGATTAACACTTTGTTGTCTAAGAAACTTAGACTATATTTGCCACGTGATTAAAGTTTAAACACGCCCCAAAGCTACAAAAAAGGCTTGAGGTAACAATGAGAATTTAAAAAGAAGCAAAATGGAAGTAAAATTTAAAAAGGGACAAAGTGTGAGAATCACCAAGAGAAATGGTGAGATCATTGATGGTATAGTTCGTGACTGGGATTATAACATTTGTACGTTCGTGCGGGAATATAATATCGATTATATGAAAAATGGTCAGGTTTGGACTGTAATATGTGTTCCGGAGGATGCGATAAAGGAGCTTTAATAATTTTCTCGGGCAGTTAGTTCAGCTGGTAGAACAAACTAAACTCCTATAATGGAGAGGTTATGGTCCGCGGTTCGAATCCGCGACTGCCCACTACGATAATTTAAATATTAGATAGTATGAAAGAACGAATAGTTGTAGAATACGGTGAGGTGAATAAAATTGCCGAACTGATGGGCTGTACAAACGTGATGGTGAGTCATGCGCTTGCCTTCCGTAAGAACAGCAAACTGGCCCGTTCCATTCGTAAGCTCGCCATTGAGCGCGGTGGATCCAAAGTAGGTGGTAATCCTCAAAATACAAGTAGCCATGAAAAATGATTTGATGACATTGTTCAGCGACCAGCTGCACTGGTTTGCTCGTCTGAAACGAAAACAGCGCTTTTGCGTGCTTTACTTCTGTATGAGTTTCGGGATCCTGCTCTCTATTTTTTTTATTAATCCGCTGCTGGAACTTCTCGTAGTGTTGAATTTCGGGATCTCCGTGCGGCTGCTGAAGAAGCATGTCCCTTTGAATGATTTAGAGGATTGATAATCAAGCTGGGAGATGGAATACTTTGATAATATATTGTGTGTAACTTACAAAGAGTTGCTGGATATAATGCCCAAAGGCACTTTGAATAGCCAGCTGTCCCGAGAAAAACTGGATGTCGTTTCCCGTGGCGGTGGTGAAAATAATCCGGCTCTGTATGCCTATTCCTCCCTTCCCGAGAAATACAAGAAACGTTGGGTTGAGCGTCATGGCGAACCCGAGAAACAAATGAGACAGGAAATGATCCGTAACATAGTGAAGAAAGACGAGAAGGCCGAGAACTTTTTCGAGGATTACCGTTACGACAAGAACGGTGAGATGGTCGCTCTTCCCGAGGATGTGAAGAAGGAATACACCTGGAACGCTTCGGTGCTGAACGCGTTGATGGAAGAGTTCAAACGCTTGAGTTCATCCAATAACAAGCTGACCGGTTTCCGCCGTAACCTTTGGGAACTTCTGCTTGTCACGAGTGAGGAATGGCGTCCGGTGTACGGGCACAGTCTTCCGGGCAGTGTGGGGCGTTTGAAAGCCCTGATAAACAAGTTCCGTCCCGACAACTACGGTGTGCTTGTGAGCGGTAAATACGGCAACAGCAACACGCTGAAGATCGAGGAGGACGGCGGGCGTTACCTTGTAGCATTGAAACGCAGCCGCGTTCCGGTTTATACTGACATGGAGATCTTCGAGGAGTACAACCGTGTCGCTCCGGAACGTGGCTGGAAGCCCCTGAAGAGTCCCCGCAGCCTCCGCGAATGGTTCAACAGCCCGCGTGTCGAACCTCTGTGGTACGATGCCGTTTATGGGGAAATGAAGGCACACCAGCGTTATGACCGCAAGCACCGGACCATCCTTCCGGGCCGTCGTGACAGCCTTTGGTATGGCGACGGCACGAAGCTGAACCTCTACTATCGTGACGAGAACGGAAACAAGTGCACTACAAGCGTGTACGAGGTGGTGGATGCCTATAGTGAAGTCCTGCTCGGTTATTACATCAGCGACAACGAGGACTATATCGCCCAGTACCATGCTTTCCGCATGGCTATCCAGACGAGCCGGCACAAACCCTACGAGATCGTGTGCGACAACCAGGGCGGTCATAAGAAGAACGCGGCGCTGGGCCTTTTCTCGAAGATCAGCCGTATCCACCGCCCGACAGCTCCGTATAATGGCGAATCTAAGACGATTGAGAACATTTTCTACCGCTTCCAGAGCCAGGTATTGAAGAAACGTTTCGGTTTCACCGGGCAGAATATTACGGCAAAGAGAGATACAAGCCGTCCGAATTTGGAATTCATCAACGCGAACATCGACTCCCTTCCCACATTGGAGGAACTGAAGGAACAGTATGCCGCCGCCCGTGAGCAGTGGAACTCAATGAAGCACCCGGCCACTGGCATCCCCCGTATTGAGATGTACAATACCAGCGTGAACGAGGGCACCGATCCGGTCAGCGTTCCTGATATGGTGGAGATGTTCTGGTACACAACCGATAAACCGTCGCTGTTCACCGCCAGCGGTATCGAGATCACGGTACAGGGAAAGAAATACCCTTACGAGGTTTTCTCCGCTCCCGGTGAGCCTGACCTGGAATGGCGCCGGCGTAATACCTACAAGAAGTTCTATGTCCAGTACGATCCCTATGACATGAGCAGCGTACGGTTGCTTTACAAGGACAAGGGCGGTGCGATGCGTTTCGAGTGTGTGGCCTCGTTCCCGCTGATGATCCACCGTGCCCAGCAGGAGCAGACGGAAGCCGAGAAACGTTTCATCCGCGCCCAGCAGGAGGCCGTCATCAACGAG